ACACACGGTGATAACTTCTTTGGCGTTGAGCTTGTGAAGGGTTCTGATAGCTTCTGGGCCAGTGCTGGTAGCTTCTATAGCACCGAACTGACTGCCCTTGTTAACAGCGCTCTGTGTCATCACGTTAGCTTTGACTCTAGCTTTGACAGTGTCATTGAAGCTCAGGACATGGCTAAGGTTGTCATTGAAGACGAGCCTGAGTAACCATGTTAGCAGAGCTGGCAGCTTGCAATGCCGCATTCTCTGTAATCAAGACAGCAATCAGCAACGGTAAAGAACTGTACGATTGTGGTGACTCAGCTAAGAAATACTTTGCTAACAAAAGCACCATAGCTAAACGTGTAGCGTCCAAGGGTAAGAGTGACTTGGATGCTTTCATGGCTCTAGAGAAGCTCAAGGAGCAAGAGGTTTGGTTGAAGGAGCATATGATTTATGCAGGCCGACCTGACATGTACTCTGACTGGTTAAAGTTTCAATCAGAGTGTAAGAGAGAGCGAGAGCAACAGGCTCGAATAGCTGTGTTAAAGAGACACAACATGCTCAAGATGCTTAAACAATTCGTTACTATTATTGGCTTAGCCGTAGCAGTTATACCTGTTATGATATACGCCATCATCTACTCACTAAACAAATAGCAAGGGATTGTCATGGTAGAAGATACAAAAGAGATGTTAGACGTAGCCGCTGCATCCACTGCTGTCCTTTCAATGGCATCGTGGCTACCTCCAACAGCTTCTATACTGACTATAATATGGTTAGGTATTAGGATATATGAATCAGATACTGTACAAAGTATAGTTAAAGGAACAAAAAAACAGCTTGACAACAAAGACTAAATGGTGTATAATACATGAGTATACTAACTACTTTAGTAGGGCCAATCGCTAACTTAGCTAAAGGTTATCTATCTAACAAAGCAGAAGAAAAGCAAGCTAAGCATCAAGCTAAGATGTCAATTATACAGAACGATGCTGATTGGGAGTCTAAGATGGCTGATGCCTCTAAGGACTCGTGGAAAGATGAGTTCTGGACTATTGTGTTAGCGATACCCGTGTTCATGGTTGGTTATGCTATTGCTGCTAATGATGTCACTGTCATTGCTAGGGTAGCTACAGGCTTTGAAGCACTAGAGAAACTACCTGAGTGGTATCAGTACTTGTTGTTTATTGCTATAAGTTCTAGCTTCGGTATTCGTGGTGCTAGTAAAATAATGGACATGAGGAAGTAACGTGGAACTAGACCCATTAGCAAGTCCTTTCGATACACAAGAGGGAGACATCTTTGCCCTTGAGCAGCCCAGTATTGACTTAAACAGACAAATAGCTACAAACGAATACGGAGGCGCTCTTAAGTATTCTGAGCTGTCGCCTGAAGACCAAGCTGTTGTAGATGCTCGTAAAGCCTCCGGTGTTACTTCTGCGCCTAAAGCGTATCAAGGGGTGGTTAGACAAGACTACGGAGTGGGTCAGCAGTATGAGTCTCCTGAAGAAGCTCTGACTGCTTTGCCTGCTTATCTAGGCAGTCTTGAAGAACAGCGTGCAGTTACTGACAAAGAGTTTAATCGTCTCAACTACGACCCTTCTGAGTTTGTTAGAGCAGGTTTTAGCCCTTCTTCCGGAAGTGTCAGCAAAGGGGCTGCTTTAGATTCTACTATTGATTACCTGACTAAAAACAACATACCTTTGTCTAAAGAAGTAGATGGTCAAACACGTTATTTAACGACTGGTTTAGGTGCTGATGTTTATAGAGCAGACGGCAACTTTGAGTATGCGGCGGGAAGTTACCAAGACTTTGGGCCAGTAGGTACGTATAGCACTTTACACGTAGAACCTGAGAGTGTGTGGGCTGGTATGCCAGCGCCTGTAAGGATTGGTTTAGCAGTACTCACTGCGGGCGGCTCAGAGGCTTTTATTGCAGGTACTAAAGCAATAGAAGGTGAGACGCTACACGCTGAGGATTACCTTTCTATAGCCCTTCCTACTTTACAATATGCAGGCATTCTAGTACCTCCAGTAGATGCCGTAACAGCAGACGTAGCAAAAGGTATAGAGGCTGCACCTGCGGTAGCTGGAAAAGGTGTTTTAGGTCTTAGCTATAACTCATCAAAAGCATTGCTAACAGGGGTAGTTACAGGTGACCCTATAGAAGCTGTTGCTACGGCTTATGGGCCTAAGCTTGTTAACCAAGCCTTAGAGAAGGCCGGTGTTGGAGATGCTCTAAACACTTTTGCAGTTAATAACAACATTAACCCTGATGACTTAGAGGCAGGCATTGATAAGACTATAAACGCGCTTGCTCAAGGCGATGATATAGAAGAGGCTTTGTTAAAAGGTGTAGGTAAATACGTAGCAGAAGGAGGAACTATACTTCCCGATGTAATCGAAGACGCGATTGGTGACGCAGCTAAGAAAGTTGGTGACTTAGTAGAGCCTGTAACAAAGGCGTTATCTACTATCAACGACAACTTAATTAAACCAGTTACTAAAGAAGTAGGAGGTTTGTTATCAGGAGCAGACACAGCAGCCAGACAAGGTTTAGCAACTTTCGATGAAGAAGTTTTACAACCAATCACTAAGCCTGTAGGCGATGTCATTGAGGATGTTGCACAAGTTACTGGCGATGTTGTAGAAGATGTGGCTCAAGCAACTGGGGATGCTCTTTCCGCTGCCGATACAGCCGTTAGAGACGCTTTACCAGACATAGACCTACCTAGCGTAGACTTGCCTAACATTAGCTTAGGGATGCTTACAGGAGCTTCTACGCTATCCCCTACACGTACTACTGACGATATATTTAAAGAAGACCTGTTTAAGTTAAAGACTAAGATAGGTATTAGCCCAGTGGAACAATTACTACGTACACCACAAGCACAACAACAGGAAGTAGTAGGGCTATACGATGACCCCTTTGCTAGTTCTTTTGACGAGAGGAATACATTTTAATTATGACTTACTTAGAAGCAGTAAACAAAGTATTACGTAGACTCAGGGAGGATGAGGTCGTATCTGTATCTTCTAATCCATACAGTAAGCTAATTGGTGAGCTGATTAATGATGCTAAGCGTATCGTTGAGGATGCTTGGGATTGGTCATCACTGAGAGAAACTGTTATTATATCTACTGTAGCTAACACTTCAGAGTACACTTTGACAGGAATAAATCCTCAGTTTAAGACACTAAGTGTGATAAATCAAACTGGCCGTAGTATAATGGATAACGCTAACACACAGTGGCTTGATGCACAGCTTTACATTAACAACCCTGCTGTAACAACACCTAACTGTTATGCTTATACTGGTTTTGATAGCTCAGACAACGCTACTGTTGTTGTCTACCCTATTCCAGACAAAGCATATGACTTACGTTTTAATCTTGTTAATAGAGATGCAGACTATACCGCAGACAATGACGTTATTAAAGTTCCGTCGGCAGCTATTGTTCAGTTTGCACAGGCGTTAGCCATTGAAGAACGTGGTGAGACAGGCGGCACTACAGGAAGCTCGATGATGGGTTTAGCTAAAGCTACACTGTCCGATGCTATTGCACTGGACGCTGCTCGTTTTCCTTCAGAAACTATATGGACTGATGTATAATGGCACAACCACTACAGAATCTTTCAATCGCAGCTCCTGCTTTCTTTGGGCTGAACACGCAAGACTCTCCTGTGGGCATGTCTCCTAACTTCGCTAATGTTGCTGACAACTGTGTAATTGATAAGAGTGGTCGTATTGGAGCTAGGAATGGCTACAAAGCGCTTACCACTAATGGTTCGTCAGTCCTTGGCTCAAGCGTGGGGATAGAACACATACAAGAGTTTATTGCGTATGACGGTACAGTAACTGTCTTCTCAATGGGTAACAACAAGATATTTACTGGTACTACAACTTTAACTCAGATAGCATTCCCCTCTGGTTATTCCTGTACTGCTAACAACTGGAAGACTGCTTCCTTTACCAACAAGGTGTACTTCTTTCAAGCGGGGCATGCTCCTCTTAAGTTTACAGCAGGTGGTACTGCTCTTGAGTTAGTTCCTGATTCAGGTAGTACAGCTCCACCGCAAGGTGACGAACTGCTGGCAGGCTTTGGTAGATTATGGATTACCTCTGTAGCAAACGAAGACTATAAGATATACGGCAGTGCCTTACTTAACGGTGACGTATGGCATGGTTCTGGTAACTCTTGGCTTACTATTGATTTAACAACTGTATGGCCTCAAGGTTACGACTCAGTGGTTGCTCTTGCTGAGCACAATGGGTTCTTAGTTGTCTTCGGTAAGCGTTCCATTATACTTTACTCAAATGTTGTAGGTTTGGAAGGTGGTGCTGCTGCTTCAATAACACTGGCTGACACTATTGAAGGTGTTGGTTGTATTGCTAGAGACTCTGTGGCAAGTACAGGCGATGATTTATTGTTCCTGTCTAATCGTGGTGTCATGTCTCTTGGCCGCTTGATACAGGAAAAGTCAATACCTCTACGTGACATCAGTAAGAATGTACGTACAGACTTAATGCAGCGTGTCAACGAGGAGCTTGCTTCCGGTAACGGACACACGATAAGAAGCTGCTACAGTGCTAAACATGCTTTCTACTTGTTGACCTTGCCTAGCTCAAAGAGTGTTTATTGCTTTGACGTTAGAGCACCTTTAGAAGACGGTTCCTTTAGGGCCACTACTTGGTCAAACATAGAACCTTTGGCTTTGTCGGTGTTTGCTG